CGACTGGAGTAAGTTTGATATAAACAAAAGAACAAAATACGATGCATCTATAAGTTCTGGTTTAGCTATAATGGCAAACAATAGGCATTTATATAGACCTAACTCTAAGGTTGAAAAACCAAAACTAAATATAAACGTTTCCAAGTATACTAATACTGGAAGTAATTCACAAATAATCAAATAATAAATATGGCATATTCTGGCATTAAAAGTTATTTTCCAAGCCAAACCGTGAGTGATGCTGAAAAGCTAAGCTACGAGTATGGTTTAAAGGTAGGTAAAGCTATAGAGCAAGAGTGGTTCAATGAAGATAGAAACCATAATAGATACAGATCAAATAGCAGTGATTTTCATAATTTAAGATTGTACGCTAGAGGCGAGCAGTCTATACAAAAATATAAGGATGAGTTATCGATAAACGGTGATTTGTCCTATTTAAATTTAGACTGGAAGCCTGTTCCAATTATATCTAAATTTGTAGATATTGTTGTAAACGGTATGGCAGAAAGAATTTATGATATAAAAGCATACTCTCAAGATCCTTATGGTGTAAGTAAAAGAACTGCGTACATGGAATCTATACTAGCTGACATGCGTACTAAAGATTTAAACGCTTATACTGAAGAAGCTTTTGGAATACAAATAACAGAAAACGATCCAGAAACTTTACCAGATTCTGAAGAAGAATTACAATTACACATGCAGCTAACTTATAAGCAAGCTGTTGAAATAGCCGAAGAGCAAGCTATAAATACTTTGTTAGACGGTAATAGATACGAGCTAATAAAAAAAAGGTTTTACTATGACTTAGCGGTGCTAGGTATTGGGGCTGTAAAAACTTCTTTTAATACTTCAGAAGGAGTTGTTATTGACTATGTTGATCCTGCTAATTTAGTTTATTCTTATACAGACTCTCCTTATTTTGAAGACATATATTACGTAGGAGAAGTTAAAACTATTCCAGTAAACGAACTAGCAAAACAATTTCCTCATTTAAAAGAAAATGATCTTGAAGAGATTATGAAAAGCAAATCTTACAATAGATCTAATTATAACTCAAGACATAGTGAGGATAAAGAAGACAATAATACAATTCAAGTTTTGTACTTTAATTATAAAACCTACATGAATGAGGTTTATAAAGTAAAAGAAACTGGAACTGGAGCTGACAAAATTATACCTAAAGACGATTCGTTTAATCCACCAGAAGATATGGAGGGAGGTTTTGGTAGAATGATAAGATCTATAGAGTGTTTATATGATGGGGCTATGATTTTAGGAACTGATAAGTTACTTAAATGGGAAATGTCTAAAAATATGATGCGTCCTAAAAGTGATTTTACTAAAGTTAAAATGAACTATTCTATTGTAGCGCCTAGAATGTACAACGGTAAAATTGATTCATTAGTAAAACGTATAACTGGTTTTGCTGATATGATACAACTTACACATTTAAAACTTCAACAAGTAATGTCACGCATGGTTCCAGATGGAGTTTATCTCGACGCTGACGGTTTAGCTGAAGTTGATTTAGGTAATGGAACAAACTATAACCCGCAAGAAGCTTTAAACATGTTTTTTCAAACAGGCTCTGTTATTGGTAGATCGTTCACAAGCGATGGTGATCAAAATCCAGGTAAAGTACCTATTCAAGAAATAACATCAGGTTCTGGTGGTAATAAAATGCAAGCTCTTATTGGTAATTACAATTACTATTTACAAATGATAAGAGATGTAACTGGTCTTAATGAGGCTAGAGATGGTAGTACGCCAGATAAAAATGCTTTGGTAGGTGTTCAAAAACTAGCCGCGGCAAATTCAAATACCGCTACTAGACATATACTACAAGCTGGATTATTTTTAACAGCTGAAACTTGTGAGTGTTTATCTCTTAGAATATCTGATATACTAGAGTACTCACCAACAGCCGACGCTTTTATGCAAGCCATAGGCGGTCATAATTTAGCTACACTTGGTGAGATGTCTGACTTACATCTTTATGACTTTGGTATATTTTTAGAACTAATGCCTGACGAAGAAGAAAAAGCTGTATTAGAAAACAATATACAAATGGCACTTCAACAAAAAAGTATAGATCTTGAAGATGCTATTGATGTTAGAGAAATAAGAAATGTAAAACTTGCAAATCAAGTTCTTAAAATTAGAAGAAAGAAAAAGCAAGAAACAGACCAAATGATGCAGCAACAAAATATTCAAGCACAAGCACAAGCAAACGCTCAGACTCAACAAGTAGCTGCTCAAGCTGAAGTACAGAAAAACCAAGCTATAACTCAAAACAACGCTCAACTAGAGCAAATTAAAGCTGATTTGAAATCTCAACAAATGGAACTAGAGGTACAGCACAAAATAAAGTTAATGCAGTTTGAGTTTGAGATTAATCAACAACTTCAAAGCATGAACATGAAACAGGTTGATATGAAGGACACTATGAAGGAAGATCGGAAAGATGATCGATCAAAAATGCAAGCCTCACAACAAAGTGAGCTTATAGATCAAAGATTAAACAAGAAACCACCTAAAAACTTTGAGTCTTCAGGTAATGATATACTAGGTGGTGGATTTGGATTAGACTCTTTTGATCCTAGGTAAATTTATTAATTATTATTATATTATATTATGGAAGAAAAATTAGAAGAAGTAGTTGAAAAAACTACACAAACAACTCAAGCTGATCCAGGTGATGAAAACGTGGTTCAAGTTGACGAAAGTAAATTCGAGTCTGCTGGTAACGACGAAGTTATTAAAGTAGATTTAAATAAACCCCCAATACCAAAAGAAGATGAAATTAAAGAAGATAACGCTGACGACAGCGGAATGGTTACAAGCACTGAAAATGCCGACACCACAGAAAAACAAGAAGAAATACAACCGGAAACAGAAACACAAGAAACTCCAGTATTAGAAGAAATCACTGAAGAAGAAGTTGCTGAAGTTGAAGAGCAAGTTGAAGAAGCTATAGCAGAAGCAGAGGCTACCGGTAAACCACTACCAGAAAATATTCAAAAGTTAATGGATTTTATGGAAGAAACAGGTGGTGATTTAAATGATTATGTTAAGCTAAATAAAGATTATAGTGGTATGGATAATCAAGATTTATTATACGAATATTACAAGCAAACAAAACCTCATTTAAACAACGAAGAAATTAACTTCCTTATGGAAGATCAATTCTCTTTTGATGAAGACGCGGACGACGAAAGAGATATACGTAGAAAAAAATTAGCGCTTAAAGAGCAAGTTGCCAGCGCTAAAAGCCACTTAGACGGGCAAAAGTCTAAATACTATGATGAAATTAAAGCTGGAAGTAAGCTCACAACTGAGCAACAGAAAGCAGTTGATTTCTTTAATAGATACAACAAAGAGTCGGAAGAGACTAAAAAAACAACAGAAAAACAAACTTCTACTTTTTTAAATAAAACTGAAAATGTTTTTAACGACAAGTTCAAAGGTTTTGAATATAACGTCGGTGATAAAAAGTACAGGTTTAATGTGAACAACGCTAATGAAGTTAAGGATACTCAAAGTGATATTAATAATTTTGTCAAAAAGTTTTTGAACAAGAATAATGAAATGTCAGATGCTAAGGGTTATCATAAATCTTTGTATACAGCGATGAATCCAGATGCTGTTGCAAAACACTTTTATGAACAAGGCAAAGCAGATGCTATGAAAGATAGTGTTTCTAAAGCAAAAAATGTAGATATGAATCCAAGACAAGCTCATGGAAAAATTGAAGCAGGTGGTATGAAGTTTAAAGTGTTGGGCGATAATTCTTCTGATTTTAAGTTTAAAATTAAAAACAAAAATAAATAAAAATTTAAAAAAATAAATTATGGCAATTACTAATGGTAGTTTGTTAAATAGTGTTGTAGCTCCACAGCAACAAACACTAGCTTCAAACTACATCGATTTTACGTCTTCAGCTACGGCTGGTTGGGCGCAACAATATTTACCAGATCTTATGGAAAAAGAAGCTGAGGTTTTTGGAAACAGAACAATCTCAGGATTTCTTTCACAAGTAGGAGCTGAAGAGGCTATGACGGCTGATCAAGTTATATGGTCTGAACAAGGAAGATTACATTTATCTTACGTAGGTACGGTAGCTGTAGCGGGTGATACTAACGGTACTTTTACATGCGTTACTGATATAGATGGACAAGCTTTAACTACTACTCACGGTATTAGAGTTAATGACGTTGTACTTATTGCAACTGCAGGTATAGTTACTAAATGTTTAGTAGTAGAAACTCCAGCTTCAGCTGTTGTTACAGTTGAACCTTATGATAAAGCTGATTTAACTGGCCACGCTACAACTGCTAGTGGATCTGTTTTATTAGTTGTAGGTTCTGAGTATGGCAAAGGACAATCTTACTCTGATATCACTGGTACACATAATTCTGAAAGAAGAACAGCTTTAGAGCCTACTTTCAAATCTTTTACTAACAAGCCAATCATTATGAAAGATTACTACGAAATTTCTGGATCTGATGCTTCTGCAGTTGGTTGGGTTGAGATTTCTGGTGAAGAAGGTCAAAACGGTTACTTATGGTATTTAAAAGCTGAGGGTGATACTAGAGCTAGATTTACTGATTATTTAGAAATGCAAATGTTAGAAGCTGAAAAAACAGTAGCTAATTCTGTTATCGGTTTTGCTGATAAACAAATTAGAGGTTCTGCTGATGCTGGTGCTGATGGCGCTGGTACTGAAGGTTTGTTTGCTGCTATTGAGTCTAGAGGTAATGTTACTTCTGGAGTTACTGGTGTTAATGCTGCAACTGATTTAGCTGAGTTTGACGCTATCTTAGCTGAGTTTGACAAGCAAGGTGCTATTGAAGAAAACATGATGTTTG